GAATGGGAAGACAATTTTGATGACCTTGTAGAAAGAGTTGAAAAGGGTGAGACTATAGGTATTGTAAGAGAAGATGGTAAGGCAGCAGTGATGATGCCTGCCGATGATGAACTGATACGAATACACACTGAGCAAAATAATGAAGCTCAGTAGTTCATCATCTGCTCGTGAGACTTGGTAGTCAGAGAGGTTTTATACACCTTTTCCTCCAGATTAGAGGCTTTGAGATGGTTCAAATCCATCCACGGGTATCTGCATACACTTGTTTTATAAATAGGTGTATGTATCCATTCATAACTATGATTACTTGTAAATCTTGCAGTAAAGAAGTTCCACAAAGTGCCCGTAAGGGTGGGAGAGCAAAACTTTATTGTAATGAAACCTGTCGTCAAAGGTGGCGTTATAAAAATGATCCTTGTGTTATGAACCGAAACACTTATACCGAACAAAAAGCAAGAGGTTATTCCAATAAGTGGAAAGCACTTCAATACAAAGGTGGTAAGTGCCAAACTTGTGGTGAAGATAGACCCGCAACTCTATGTTTTCATCACAGAGACCCATCCCAAAAAGAATTAAAACTTGATGGGAGAAGTTTCGCAAATCGCAAGTGGGAACTCATCAAAGAAGAAGTTGATAAATGCGACCTTCTTTGTCATAACTGCCATAATATGCTACACTATGGAGGTAGTTGGGAAGAGTTCCTAATTGAGCAGGTTTAGCAATTTGGTAAATGCACCGTTCTCATAAAGCGGCTAAAGTGGGTTCAATCCCCACAACCTGCATCCGCCCGTGTAGTCCAATTGGCAGTAGACACGAAACTTAAAATTTCGACAGTATCGGTTCGAGTCCGATCACGGGTATTGGAAGGGGAAGGAGTTAGCCCCACTATATGTAAAGTCACTCTGCGAGAAATGAAGATTATATGATAGGGTTTCCTTTTGGTGAGTGAATAACATGAGGTTCCTGGTGGTGCGGGAACCTTTTTTTTTTATGAAAATAAATAAAAGAAAAAATAATATTATTATGTCTTATACAGTAACCACAAAGAAGTGTTGGTATAATGACTATAGGATGATAGTCAAAATGTTCTTCTTAAATGATGTTCCATTTACGTTTGATGATTTGCCTGTAGGTTATTTTTACGATCGAGAAATAGTAAAAGAAGCAGATAATAATAAAGAATATTCTGTAGAAGATATTTACAAAGGATCTAATTATTTGATTATGGAACAGTGTCATCCTTGCTTTGATGATGTCGAGATATTAAATCCTGAAAACTTACCAGAGGAAATACAAAGTTTCTATAATGGAGAAGAAGATCTACTGGAATAAATAAAAGATAAGAAGAGAATTGGTGTAGAAAATTGCCACTAAACAAATTAGATTCTATTATTAAGAATACTGAAGGTCGTATATTATACGTTAGTCCATCTGATTTGGATTCAACTGATAGTATCACTAATCAAGGTAATTCACTTGCTCGTCCGTTTAAAACTCTACAGAGAGCATTAATCGAATCTGCGAGATTTTCATATGTAAAAGGAAATAGTAATGACCTTACTGAGAGGACGACAATTCTTCTCATGCCTGGTGAACATTTAATTGATAATAGACCAGGTTATAGTATTGATAATACAGGAGTTGTTACAACTGCCGATGGAACTGACGTAAGATCATTACCTTTAACATTAGATACTGTTTTTGACCTGACACAAAAAGATAATGACCTTTATAAGTTTAATAGTGTAAATGGTGGTGTAATTGTTCCTCGTGGAACTTCAATTGTTGGTCTCGACTTAAGAAAGACCAAAGTACGCCCTCTTTATGTTCCCAATCCAACTTATGATGCTGATTTAGTACCATATTCTGCTATTTTTAGAATTACTGGAGCATGTTATCTTTGGCAATTCTCTATTTTTGATGGTGATGAATTTGGCACTGTTTATACACAACCAAATAATTTTGAACTTAAATCAAGTCCAACGTTTTCGCACCATAAACTTACAGTATTTGAATATGCTGATGGTGTTAATGAAGTTGGCACTAAAGGGTTAACAGACCTTCAAATGTATTATGCTAAACTTTCAAATGCATATGCAACCGGATCCGGTAGATCAATTGATAGTGATGATGTATTCCCTGCCAACCCATTAGGTTTTAATCCAAAAAGACCAGAATTTGAAATTGTAGGTGCATTTGCTCCGGATCCAATTACTATCACATCAATTCAAGCAGGTGATGGATTAACTGCAACTAGAAGAATTACGGTTACCACACAGAAACCACATGGTTTAAATGCCGGAACACCAATTAGAATTAAAGGCGTAGATGATTCTGGGTATAATATCTCCACAAAAGTTACAGAAGTTGATATTAATAATGATAATGTTTTCTTCTATAGTATTGAGTCAGATCCGTCATTTGTTAATCCTGGACCATTTACAAATCAGGGTACTGTAACTATCGAAACCGATACCGTAACTGGTGCTTCTCCATATATCTTTAATATTTCCATGCGATCTGTATGGGGTATGCAAGGTATGCAAGCCGACGGAAGTAAGGCAACTGGTTTCCGTTCAATGGTTGTTGCTCAGTTTACGGGTGTTTCGCTGCAAAAAGATGATAGAGCATTTGTAAAATATGATCCTTCTAGTAGGACATATGATCCTGGTTCATATACCTCCGGTACCGAACAAAGAGGATCAGAATTATCTGCTAAATCATCATCAAGTGGAACAGTTTTTCACTTAGATTCTGAAGCAATTTATAGACAAGGTTGGGAACAAACTCATATCAAAATTACAAATGATGCTATTGTTCAGGTAGTATCAGTTTTTGCGATTGGTTATAACAAACATTTTGTTGCCGAAACTGGTGGTGATGCTTCGATTACTAACTCCAACTCCAATTTTGGACAGTTATCATTAATTGCAGATGGATTTAAAAAAGAATCCTTTGATAAAGATGATAAAGCATTTATTACACATATTATTCCACCAAGAACAATTGATTCTACGGAACAAGATATTGATTGGTTGACTCTTGACCGAAGCGCAGCAAATACTCAAACAAGATTATACATATTTGGTTTTCAAAACGAACAAGTTCCTCCACCTGTACTTACACAAGGTTATCGTGTTGGTGCAAAAGTAAATGATAAACTTTATCTGGGTATTGGATTAACAACATATTCGGCAGATATTTTAATGCCAAGTGGAGCTTCATCTTTTGAAGAATATTCTGTTGATGCACCAACTAATAACATATTTGCATTATCAAGTGGTACTCACAATTTAACGACCGGAGAAAAAGTTATCATCATTAGTGATGATGGTGATTTACCGGAAAATCTAAGAACAAATACGGTTTATTTTGCCATTGTTGTTGACAACACTTCATTTAAACTGGCCGCATCATTAGCAGAAGCATCATCTGATGAACCAATTACAGTTTATAAAGGCACTAATCTTAAAGTTATTACGAGAGTTTCTGACAAAAATTCGGGGGATGTAGGAAGTCCAGTTCAGTGGGACGGAAGTCAATGGTATATTAATGTAAGCAGTTCTAATAATACAATTACAGCACAATTGACTGGAACTGGAGCAACTAATGAACCATCTACTATTAAAAGAATACCAGATAATAGAAGTCTTGATGAAAAAATATACAAACTTAGAGTTGTAGTTCCAAGTCAATTATCAAATGCAAAGACACCAGAATCTGGATTTATTATTCAAGAATCCAAATCAACTGGAATAAGAAGTGATTCTGATGCTTCCGCGATCAGTATTAGTAATGCTGATTATGATTTTAATCGTAATCCAAGATTTATCAGTACATGCTCATTCTCTTCACCAATAATCACCGTTGTCGCAGAACTTCCTCATAATTTAAAAACTGGTGATTCTATTATCATTAAAAATGTCACAGATTCTACAAATACTGATGGATTAATCGATAAGGGATATAATGGAACTTATGATGCCACTGTTGTTGATGATCTGACATTTACATATACCACATCAAAGACACCTGGAGCATTTACAAATAATGTAAATAACAGAACAATATCACTTCCAAGATTTGAAAGAAATGATCTTCAAGAAAATCTATACATTTATAGAAATGAAATTATTTCAGAATATGATGACGGTGATCGGAATGGTGTTTATCATATCTATGCATTAAATGCAAATAATTCAATTGAAGATCAATTTACAAATTTAAAATATAGTCAGAATGTAACTGATCTCTATCCACAACTTGATAGAGATAACATTAATGATAATCCTAATTCTTCTAAAACATATGCATTAAGGTCTCCGATAGGAGAAGTTCAAACAGATGATCTGAAGAAGAGTATCACCAGAGAAACAACTGATAAGTTGTTAACAACTTTGGGTATTGGTCTTGATATATCGTCAGTTTTAAATCCAACATTAACATCTCCAACAATTGTTTTTGATAAAAATCATAGTTTTGCCGGTATTGTAACTGGATCTACTGCAGGAACAACATTAGGATTTACCGCTGGAACTTACTATAATGTAAAAATATCTACATCTGCTGATGCAGTTTCAAATCCCTCAACATTTGATGGAAATTGGAAGGGAGCAACTGCAGAAGTAGTCGTTGCTCCTGCAGGAAGTATAGACTCCGTAGAAATAATGAATGGTGGATCTAACTATTCTGCGGGAACGTATTACTTAGATAATCGTATTATTGGTGCGGGAACTGGCAATGATTTTGTAGTTGTGAATAGTGGTATTTCTTCTATAGTTGGTCAAGTTGTTCAATTCACTGGTGTTGGAACTGCAACTGATACATATCATCGTATTACTGGAGTTACTGCAAGAAATAGTGTTTCTATTGCAAGAACAACTGGTGATCCGGTAATCACTTCAGATAATTATGCACTCTTAACAGGACCATCTATTTCATTCACTGCTTCTGGAGATGTTGTTACTGCCACTGGACATGGATTAGCAGTCGGCAATAAGTTTAGAGTAATCGATGGTAGTAATAATAATGTTGGAGATTATATTGTCGGTGTTTCTACACTTACTAATAAATTTGAAGTTGCTGGTGGTATCGGAGCAGCATCAGGATTTATTCTGAAGCACGGTTTATCATCAAATGAAGGTGTTTCAGATAGAACAAATGAAAATCTACAAGCAAGAGGAGTCACTATTTTTGGTGGTGAAATATTAACACTTACTGAATCTGGTGGAATTATCAGTAGTGATGTTTCATTCTCCGTAAGTGGTGCTCAGGGTGGAGTCATTGAAAGATTCCCACTTGGAACTTATATTCAGGTGGACGACGAGATAATGAGGATTGCAAGTAGTAGTCTCAGTGGAGTTCCTGCTGATAAAATTACAGTAATTCGTGGAGCATTTGCAACTAGAGCAACTTCTCACCCAGTCAATTCTGTAATTAGGAAAATAAAAGTTCCTTCAATTGAATTCCGTAGACCGTCAATTCTTCGTGCATCTGGACATACATTTGAATATCTTGGATATGGTCCCGGTAACTACTCTACAGCACTTCCACAGGTTCAAGATAGATCACTGACAGAGAGAGAAGAATTCTTATCACAGTCGCAAGAAAGATCTTCTGGTCTTGTTGTTTATACTGGTATGAACAATAAAGGTGATTTCTTTATTGGTAATCAGAAGAAATCATCTGCAACTGGTGAAGAAACTAATTTTGATATTCCAGTTCCAACAATTACTGGTGAAGATCCAGCAAGATTAAGTGCCGTATTTGATGAGGTAACAATAAAGGAAAGATTAGTTGTTGAAGGTGGTAAATCAAATCAAGTCCTATCACAATTTGATGGTCCTGTTAATTTTAACAGTGACATTAAAGCAGATGGAACAGTTAAATTCACATCAACTTTAAAGATAACTGATGAAACTGATAATATTTTCAAAAATCCAGATACTGGTGCACTACAAATTGACGGAGGAGTGGGTGTTAATAAGAATGTTTCTATTGGATCCTCTCTCCATGTTCAATCCAATCTTGAAATTAGTGGTAATACTACATCCACTAATACTACTTCAGGATCATTAGTAGTTACTGGTGGTAGTGGTATTAGTGAGAATCTTTTCGTTGGTGGCAATGTAACTGGTGGTGGTGCTGGAGCATTCACTGGAAACGTAAGTGGTGTTGATGGAACATTCACTGGAAACGTAAGTGGTGTTGATGGAACATTCACTGGAAACGTAAGTGGTGTTGATGGAACATTTACAGGTGATGGATCTTTTGCTAGTGGTAGTGTTACTATTACATCTAATAATGTTACTGCAAGCAATTTTAATGGTGTTGCCACAAGAGCTGATAATGTTACCGGATCAGGAAACAGAATATTATTTAATAATTCTAGCAACAGTACGACAACTTCAAGTAATCTGGAATTTAATGATAGTAACGGAGACTTAACCGTTGGTGGAGATATCATCGCATTTTCTGCATCTGATATTCGTTTGAAATCAAACATCACTTCCATTGCTGATGCAGTCAATAAGGTAAAATCTTTGAGAGGTGTGACTTTTGAATGGAATGAAAATTCTGCACATGAAGGTTCTGACACTGGTGTAATTGCTCAAGAAGTTGATGCTCTCGGACTTCCAGGACTCATTCAAGAAAGACAAAATGGAGATCTAGCTGTTCAGTATCATAAGTTGGTTCCACTTTTAATTGAAGCAGTCAAGGAACTTTCCGATAAGGTCGAAGAACTTGAGCAAAAATTATCCGATAAATAACTCTAAAGCTTATAATAATGGCAAATATTAGAAAGTCATTTAATTTTAGGTCTGGTCTTCAAGTTGACAATGAGAATTTTGTAGTTAATGCAAATGGATTGGTTGGTATTGGAACTTCTGTTCCTACCCTTTATAAATTAAATGTATATGGAAGTTCGAGAACCACTGGATTAACTACGACACAAGATTTATTTGTAACTGAAAATGCTGAAATATCTGGTATAACGACTGTTGGAGTATTAACCGCAAGTAGTATAGATGTTGCGAATGGAGTAAATGTTGGTGGTGCTCTTACGGCCCTAACACTTAAACTGGCAAATGGAGAGACTGTTGATAATTTAATTGGATACGCTCGAACAACTTTTATTACTGATAATAATGGCATAGGAATTAATACGACATCAAAAGTTGGTATTGGAACAACAGTAACTCCAGGTGCTTCTGATCCACAACTAATTGTTTTGGGTGATGTTGATATAACAGGCAATACAACAATAACTGGTATCCTTACTACAACAGGTGATTTAAATATAGGATCTGGAATATCTTTCACTAGTAGCACTGGAAATGCATTCTATTCTGGAGTAATAACTGCAACAACATTTGATGGAGATATTGATGCTACGCATTTAACAACAGGAACAATTCCAGATGCACGTTTTCCTGCAACACTTCCTACAATTTCTGGTGCATCATTAACCAGTTTAAATGGTAGTAATATTTCATCTGGAACAATTGATGCCGCAAGAGTTGGAACTCTTAATCAAGATACAACAGGAACTGCTGGCGGTCTTACTGGAACACCAAATGTCGATCTTGGAATAACAACAACTGGAAATCTTACTGCAGGAACTATCACGGGAGCAGGACTTTCAGTAACCTCTATTGGTATTGGAACTGCCATACCTGCTAATACATTCCAACAGAGAGCAACTGGTGCTACAGAACTTCAGATTACGAGTGATACTTCATCGGCAAGTATAACTGTTGGTAGAGAACCAGGAACTAGTAATACAAATAATGCCGAATTTAGATATGGTGGTGCTGGAGGATTTGCACTTAGTAATGCACAATCACTTGATATAGTCAATTATGGAACAGGTAACTTTAACTATTATCTAAGTGCTAATAATGCTGGTGCCGCGGCAGGAGATTATGTCTGGCATAAGGGAGCAAATAGTTCTCAGTTAATGTCTCTCACTAAAGATGGCAATCTAGGAATTGGTATAACAAATCCCTCACATAAATTAGACGTTCAGGGAATATCCACATTTACTGGAAACGCACATTTTGAAAGTAATGTAACTATTGATGGCAATTTAACAGTTAATTTGGGTGGTGCATTTAGTGTAAGTGGACTTGTAAGTGCAACATCTTTCCAAGGAGATTTGCTGGCACCAGATGGATTGGCTACCATTATAGACACTGGAACTGGAAATGGTTCTAATGGATTATCATTTGTTAATACTGATGTCGGAACGACAGGTGTTTCTACTTTTAATAATATAAAGCAAAGCAATAATGCATATGCTGCTTTTGCAACTAACGATCCTCAAGGTTTTGATGCCATTGGTGGTAATGCACTGAGATTTGTAATTAATCCACCAACACTTCCAAGTGGATCTGGATCTCCAAGAGTTGTTGTTACTCAAAAAGGATGTATTGGTTCAGGTACAACCAATCCACAATGTGCTCTTGACTTAGGTTCTGCAACCGCTAATGATGACGGTGAATCATATTCCTCTGATAGGTTTATGATTTTACCTAAAGTCTCTACAACTAACAGAGGAAACTTAAACAACTTGACTGCTGGAGCACTGATTTACAACACCTCACTTAATAAAATACAGGTCTATACCGGTTCTGGATGGGAAACTGTAACTTCTAGTTAATATGGAGATATAAAAAATGGCAATTAAATCATCAGGCAATCCATTATCATTTTCTGAAATAGAGACTGAATTTGGATCAAATAGTTCTAGAAGTTTGGGAAACTATCGAGTTAGTCAGACCGTTGGAACTTTGACTAAAACTTTAGATACTGGAATACCATCATCAGGAGCAATAAAATTTAGTGAATTTTATGGTAAAAGATTAAATGTTGTGGTTGACTTCCACACTGGTGGTACAGAAAGTAGACAGAATGCAAAAAGTAGGTATAACGGTAATAGTGTAACTGTTATTGGTGGATTTAGGGGTAAAAAAGAAGCAGGATCTAAAATTCTTATTCATGTCAATAAAACGATTGGGTCCGCAAAAGGTAATCAGAATTATGTTGCCTTGAGAACTGGTAGTTGGAACTCTGATGTTGTTTTGAGTGTTGATATTGGTAGTAGTGGAGGATTATATGGTGCTGGTGGAGATGGTGGTAAAGGTGCTGATAGTTGGTCTGATGGTGGTAGTACTAATGGTAGTAGTGGAGGTAATGGAACTTCTGCACTAGGTATTGAGCATGAAGAAACTGCTGTTAATATTCAGGGTGGTGGAAGTATAAGATGTGGTTTTGCTGGTGGTGGAGGTGGTGCCGGAGCCCGTCAGGTTGACAGTGGTGCTGATAGAAGTGCCTGTGGTGGTGGAGGTGGTGGTGGAGCAGGATTCCCCTCAGGTTCCGGTGGAGAACGTGGAAATAGACGATCTGGTGGTGATGATGAGGTTGCAGTTGGTTCAAGTGGAGGTTCTGGACAGTTACAAGAAAATGGTGAAGGCGGAGAAGGTGGAGATAATGATGAAGAAGCAAAAGGTGGAGATGGTGGACATGGTGGTGACACTAATGAAAGTGCTCAGGGTGGAAATGGTGGCAGAGAATTAGATAGTTCGCAGGGTGGAGCAGGTGCAAATGGTGCTGCTATTCGTAAAAGTAGTAATAGTATTCAGGTTGATGTTTCAAATGGTGGAACTATTTCAGGTAGTACAAGTGCTACTGGAGTAGCATAAATATTTAAAAATACTTCGTTATGTCTGATAATTTTGTTGTGCGATATCGTGGTGCATTTTCACGTAAAGAATGTGCAGATTTAGTAAAGTATATTGACTATCTAGACAATAATAATTTGTTGTTTTATGACAGAGAAAGACTCCACTCTGTAGACAATAAAACAATAAACGTAAATAATGCTTTTAATCTTGAAGTAACTGCTGCATCCAGAATATCGCAGCAAATATTACCTAACATGAAGGTTTGTATTGATGAATATATTGATATGTTCAGTCTATTACAACATAGTGAGTTTGCTGTTTATGATTGTAAACTAAAGAAGATACCTGTCGGAGGTGGATTTCACTCTTGGCACTACGAGAATGGTTCACATATTTCAGCACCTAGATCTTTTGTTATTCAGGTATATTTAAATGATGAATTTGAAGGTGGAGAGACAGAATTTTTATATCAGAACTTACGAGAAGAAGCAGTAACCGGAGATGTAATTATATTCCCTGCCGGATTTACACATACTCACAGAGGTAATCCACCCATTGGTGGAACAAAATATATTGCAACAACATGGGCAGTTGTTCAAGATAATGGAGGACGAGAATGACAGAAACCTTGAAACTTATTCGATATGAGGAACCATTCCCACATATTATTGTTAAAAACTTTTATAATAAAGAGGAACTTGAACTTATTTGGGAAGAACTAAACTTTTATACAAAACCAGGAAAGTTACTCAAAGCAGAAGACTTTGGTGGTATTGTCGGGTATACAAACTCTAGTGCTCTTATATTAGATCAATTGTATAGAAACTATTCTAACGGTAAATGGTCTGGTATCAATGGCAATCCAAACTTTAGACCCTTGTCAAACATCTTGACAGTGAATAGAAAAATATTTGATTCTGGTATTCTTGATACCTTTGCCGAGATTCATGGGTGTTGTTCTATTGCACCAATGGCAAACTTTGATGCTACTAAGGTCAGATATTATCACGATAAAGAATATTATCGAGCACACCTTGATAAGTCAACTCAATTCTTAGCATTTTCATATTTCCATAAAGAACCTAAAAAGTATGAGGGTGGAGACTTATTCTTTCCAGATCATGATTATGAATATAAATGTGATAATAACTCAATAATAATCTTCCCTGGTTGGGTAAAACATGGTGTTAATAAAGTTTCTATCAAAGACTCTGATTATTATGATGGATATGGTAGATATTCTATTACAACTTTCTTCAGTAGTGTGTCTGAAAAGGATAACATTTGACAAAACTCTAAAAACCCTGTAGACTACCTTTGTCAGGGTTGAAGAGGAATCTATAAGACACATTAAGAACCGTCCACCAGGTCGCACTGGGGACGGTTTTCTGCTATAATAAGAAGGTAATCGAGGGAGACCTTTGACCATCACTCTCAGACCCCATCAACGCAAAGCACTGAATGAGATGCTGGCATATGACAAAGGTCAGTTGATCATCCCTACGGGTGGTGGTAAGACCTTGTGTATGATACACGATATTATTGAGAATCAAAAGTATATTGATAATGGTTCTACTATTGTTGTTGTAGCACCACGTATTCTGCTTGCAGAGCAACTTTGTAGTGAGTTTCTGGAAGTCATTGATACAACTCACACACATGTGATGCATGTTCATAGTGGTGAGACTTCACACTTCTCCACAACAAAAGCAGAAAAGATCAATCTTTTTGTAAATACTGCTAGAACTGCTGGTGAGAATGTAGTAATCTTTACCACATATCACTCTCTACATCGTCTTGTAGAAGCAGATATCGAAGTCAACACGATATACTTTGATGAAGCGCATAACTCAGTCCAACGTAACTTTTTCCCTGCTACGGAGTACTTTTCTGCTGATGCTGATCGGTGTTACTTCTTCACTGCTACTCCTAAGCATTCTCTCTCTATTTACAAGCCAGGGATGAATGATGCGGATGTCTATGGAAACGTTATTTGTAATGTTCCTGCTCCTTTGCTTGTCGATGAAGGTTATATTCTTTCTCCAAAAGTTGTTGTTAAACAATTAGATATGGTTCAGGACAAGCAGATGATTGCCGACCGTGATTGTGAGAATCTGATTGAGACAATTGATGAGAACTCACTGGATAAGATCCTGATTGCCGCACGTTCTACTAAACAGATTATCAAACTTCTGAGTCAATCTGACTTCCGTAATCAACTGGCAGAACGTGGTTATTCCTGTCTGTATATTACATCCAAGACTGGTGCAATCATCGATGGTCAGAAAGTCAATCGTGAGGTATTCTTTGATACTCTGAATACTTGGGGCAAAGATCCTAGCAAAAAGTTTGTTGTTCTTCATCACTCTATTTTGTCTGAAGGTATCAACGTCAGTGGACTTGAGGCAGTATTGTTCATGAGAAACATGGACTACATCGGCATCTCCCAGTCAATTGGTCGTGTCATCCGTCTGGGAGGGTCTCAGAAGACCTTTGGACTGGTTTGTGTTCCAGTCTATGATAAAGTGGGTATCAGCACTGCCAAGTCCGTTCAGGCGGTCGTTGATACCGTATTCAAGCAGGGTCAACCTGCCATCTCCGTTATCCGTCGTTGACCACTTGTTGAACTGGCCACCAGGAGTAGAAACCCTGCTCCACTCTGCTATAATACAAAGGTAATCGAGGGACACTCCCATGCACCTGATCGACCATCTTGAAACTCAAGTTCAATGGGGTAAAGTTTTTGGAGTCGTGGATTCTCTTTATAATGATAAAGGATTTACTTCCAATGCTGATAACTTTGCCCGTGCAACTGCGGTAGAAAAAGCAATCTCAAAGTTTTCAGATCTGGTTCGTGTGGATCAAACTGGTTATGATTTCACCTTTGGTGGTGAAAAGATTGAACTGAAGATGGGTAAGAATTTATTCTACAAACGAAAAGATGTTAATGCCACAAAAAAATTCAAAGTCAAATCTTTCCTGAGTGAGACTAAAACTGTAGAAGATTTTCGTCAAAGTAAAACTTTTGACTACATGATGGTGATTGATCTTACTGCACGTCGTGTGGTGATTGTTGAAG